ATAAAACCGCGAAGGGAAAGCCACTACAGCCGCCAATTTGAGCACAACAAGGACTGTATGCTTGTTTCCCGAGCTTGTTTTTTCTCGTGAAATTCCTGTTTTAATTGTAGGCGTTTTTTCTTTTTTTCGTTATATCGAAGTTTTTGCGTTGCATCATTACAGCGTTTTGAACAATATTTTTTTCTTCGCCAGTTAGTATCAGAACAGGCCGGATCACGATCTAAGAGGGCGTGACAACTAATGCAAGTTTTCAAGATAAGGCCTCCAGTTTTTTGCGGTAGTCTTGCAATAACAACGATAAATCCGCCGAAGTAAATTTCGGCGAGCTATTATGCAAATGCTCCAGCCGCATGTAGGCTCCGGGGCCGATTAGCTCCATATACCAGACATGATGTATCGCGGGATTAGCGGTCAAATGCATGTGACAACCAGCACATAACGCAATGCAATTTAACTCACTCCACCTAGTCGCGCGATGCCGGCGGCCCCAAAAATGACTACATTGAATTCCGATACAGAACCTATCGTATTTTTTCTGACAACGCCGGCATGTCAATTTATCTCGCATGCGGATATAACGCGAAAAAACAACATCCAGTTTTTTTTCCAGCTTGCGACGATCACTACTCAAATCGCCCCCTAAACGCCCCAACGTGCCCCGCAATCTCGGCTATCGTTTGCTCCATGCGTTCCTCAAATCGCTGAAATTCTTTCGTCCCCAGCCGGGTGCTAGTCGGTACGTCGCAGATTTCTTTCAGGACATCGTGCACTGTTTCAGGAGTCTTGGCGAATAAAATTGCTATTTGCTCAGGCAATAAATCCGCCGCGATCAGGCGCCTGATTTCCAACGGAGTATGGCCGGAACTTTCGGCCAAACCATAAACCGTTTGCTTGATTTGCCGCAGGCATTCGGTCAGCGTCGCCCAATAACGATCATTTTGCCCATGAGTACGGTGTTTTTCAAACGGGCGGATGATAATTTCATATACGGGGTCGAACGTCAGGGCTTCCAGTGTGTCGCATATAAAATCTCTCACGGCGTTGGAACGAAGAATAAAATGCTTCTCGTTCAGCTTGCGGTTACTCACGCTGGATCGCTTCGCGTTCGGCTGCTGCTTCGAGGTCGGACGCCAAGGCGATGTCTGCCGGTGTGGCGCCAGGCAATGTCCCCAACCTGCACGCATGCGCGGCGGTTCTGAATCCGCGCTCCTTATCGTCGGTCCAGCCATTTGCCAATAGACGCTGCGCCTCGAACGCGGCACGCAGTAAACCAGACGCGAGCATTGCATCCATGTAGGCATTATAACTTTCACCAGGCCGAAGCACCGAGCGGAGGGCATGGTTTTTCTTGGTTGTGTTCAGTTGTGCCGATACAAACTTCTGGTCGGGTTTGGGCGCGGGCAGCATCACGGGTGTCGCCTTTGCCGGCAGACATTCTAGGACCATGCGGGCCGTGGGCCAGCGTTGGATCTGGGGCCCGAGGACCTCGAACGCGGCCTGTACCCGTCCGGCGTCGTCGTCTGCCAGGCCTCGCCTGGTGAGGTCGTCGGACATGACCTGGATGCTGAAGGGCAACTCGTCGGCGGCGGGGGCGTAGTCGAGCTGGCGGGCCAGCATGCGGGCCAGTTCGTTGCGGATGGTTTCGATGAGGGTCATGGCTTCGCCCTCATCGGCCCAAACACCTTGTCACAGGCTTCCAGGGCGCGGTGGATTTTGCCTTGGCGGGGCGCGTTGTCTTGCGATCTGGACAGCCAGTTCGTAAAAAAGCGGGCGTAGTTGTTCTTTCGGTTCTTCGGGTTAGCCATAATCCATGCAGCGGCCTTTGAAAGCTCCGTCTCAATGTTGACTGCGGGGTGCCCTTTTTGCCATGTTGCCAATAGGGAGTTCGGGATGTTTTGCCAAACGCCTTCGGCTGAGAGCGAGATTTTCTCGCTCGAAGCTAATGTAGTTAATACTTTTGCTTCTGTATCTGCTTCTGCTTCTGTATTGGTCGTTTTTGGTCGGATGTGGTCGGATTTGTCGGATGCTGTCGGATTTGTGGTCGGACGTTTACGTTTATTCCTATCCCACTGACGTTGATATTCCCGACGCTGTTCTTCATCTCGAATCTTCCGGTAGGCTTCATAATTAGTTATTTTCCAGCCCCAAGTTCTATGCTCGTTCAAGGGAAGAATTCGTCTGCCCTCTGCGGTTGGGGTTCGGCTTATGGGGTCTGGAGCAGACAATTCCGCGAGTCCGATAGTTACAAAGTCTTCTGTTTCTCCAAGGATATCGGCTATCTTTCTAGGAAGAACATCTACAATTCCTTCTTGATCTGCTAAGGCCAGCATGACGAAAAACACCGTTAATGCCTCCCTTCTGCCGTACAATGAACCGTCAACTATTCCTCTATAGAGCTTAGTGTACATAAGTTTTTGTCGGATTTGTTAGGGTTCCGACATAATGATGTATACATAGCACAAGGTCAAGCACATGGCGCAAGCCGCAACGCCTTAAACTTTCTCAGCTTCCAGATTGCGTACTTCCCACAGTCAGGGCATTTATGCTTTCATGGCGAGCGCCTCAATTCTGCGTTAGCGGTCATTTAATACTCTGGGTCTACGCCCACCGCCCCGACGATTTGAACCTCGGCACGATAGATCGCCCCATCTTCGCCCTGGGCGCGGATAAAAACTTTTCCGTCCCGGAAATCAGAGATATGCGGAACAAGAAGCTCTATCATCTGGCTCTCTGTATTCCCTGCCGTTTGTTTCAGGTGCTCAACTTCACTTTCAAGTTTCACTATCCTTTCTGCTATTTCAATCAATTTATCTATGGAAACTACAGCGTAAGGAATGCGGTTAGAATCCAATTTTGGTTTACGTTGTTTCATGGTTTATCTCCTGTCAATTACCGCTAACCAGTCAATCCACGGGACCGGCTACGCCGGCCCGTGATTTCCGGCGTTAGCCGTCAAAGTCCGCGCTGCCCGCTTTGATATGGGCCGCACAAACCGTTCTTTGCCGGGCAACTTTTCTTCCTTGTAGCCGAGTGCTTCAATCTCAGCCTTTCGCAGCCCCTTCCGCCCGGAATGGAAAGCCCTGCGCGCTACGGTCGTTCCGTCTGGTGCCCGGTACGTCCTCACTTCTTCGCTCTTGCCGTGGTAGAGCCAAGACGCGGCCCTGTAAACCCCGCCCTTGTGCCCCGCGTTCGGGTCGGCGTAGCTCACCAGCGCGTCGGGCCGCTCAAGCCGCACAATCACCTTGACGGCTGCGCTTATGGCTTGCGTGAGCAAGTTCGGCTCGTGCCCGTCCGGTGCCCACAGCCTCGACAACTCCCACACGTTGCCGGCCCAGCCGAGAACAAACCGCGCAATGTTCTTGTTCGCGGGGATTGACCACACCACTATCGCGTCGCCAAACTGGACGTAGTGACTCTTCCCGCTGGGCACGCTCCGGGTGTAGTGGTTGCGCCGTATGGTGTCCGCTGCTGCCGCCCTGTCATAGCCGAGCAATTGCCGGCTAACAAGGCGGTCAACAAGGACGCCTTCCGGCGATGAAGCTGCCGTCATGCGCCTGTTACCTTTTTAACCATATTTTATTTCTCCGTTGCTACCAGTTTGGTTGGCTCGTCTCGGAGACTTTCAAGTGTTTTAAGAATTGCCCGACAATTATTTAATTCATCAAGCCAATCTTTACCACTTATCACTTTATTTTCATACCAAGCAACCTCCTCCTTCATGTATTCAATTTGTTTGTCTAGGGATTTTTGCATCATGGATTTATTCATAATTCATCCTCTGTCTGTTCTGTTCTCATGCTCTTTCCCAAATGCGCCCTAACAAATCAATCCACGGGACCGGCTACGCCGGCCCGTGATTTCCGGCGTTAAATGTAAACTGGTTTACTAATAATAACAAGCCCAAAATATTACCGTTCGTCCGAGATCCGAGAATAAGTAAAACATTTGACAATAGATGTAATTGCGCTTATCTTCGACTTATGACAAAACAACAAGCAATAGTCCTGTTTGGCTCGGTAAAAGCCCTAGCCGCCGCACTCGGGGTAGGACGGCATGCTGTTTATATGTGGCCCAACATACTCCCGCAATCTCAGACCGATCGGATTATGGGCGCTAGACAAAGACTCGGAATCAGGAAAAACGATGTTACATCTTCACCAATACGACGAGCGCGATCTACCTCAGGCTGAGATCAGCCCGATTTGTCGCATTTTGCTGGTTTATAGCTGCTGCGAGGACGACTTTCATAAAATCTACATATTTGATGAGAGTGAGCAGGAATATGCGGGTGAGATTATCAAAGAAGCTGCGTAGCTAATCCGCACGAGCGAATTGTTAGGCGTAAACGGAGGAAATATGCGCGATATAGATGCTAACGAGCCAGAGGTAATTCTTTTGATAAGTTCCGGCTGGAGGCACGCTGGTAACGACCGTTGGGTTTTAGATTCACAAAAGTCGCAACAAAATTTCCTAACGCTTCTTTAAGCGGCGCGAGCCGCAAAGGATAAACCATGACTGCGCTGTTGCCGAGCGTCCGCTTGAAAGAATTGTTGGGCGGCTGGATTCAAAAAATATTCTGCGTACACGCTTTCCTTGGTGTCTCTCACGACCGATACGACGTTATAAGCATAGATGATGGCTCTAAAAAAGGAGATGTATCACTACTGATTATCCGATGTTCAAAGTGCGGTGCAGAGAAGGTAATACCAACAGATAGGACATACTTGTCGCCCAACGATGCCAATGAGCCGAGCCGAAATGATTAACAGGAAACGGAACGCTGGCAAAGGCGTCGGCTCGATTGGCCTTGTTAGGCATGATGGCTGGTGTTTGCAAACGCCTAGTGGAACTCTGGTAAAGCAAACATTTTCTGTTCATAAAGACGAAGCTTGGGGGAAGGCGTTTGATTTCCTGTACTACGAAAAGGAATGGATGAAACCATTTTACAAGAAATGGCAACCATCTATTAATGTAGCAAAGAAGCATGACTTTATATGTAGCAAAGAAGCATGACTTTATATTAGTGAAGGTATGGCTGAATGATGCCTAACAGTGTATTAGACAGAATTCCGCCTATCAAACGATGAACGGCAATAATCAGCCGACGAACGGTACTATGAATTGCCTCGGAGACGACTAAAGTCTGACGTGATGAGCAGCGTTCCTGGGGTCTTCCCGAAGCTCCGCCCTTATTGGGCGTCCCGTCGGAGGGTGGCGGGAATCTTTAAAAAGGAGAATCTTATGGAGGTACATCCGATCTATGACGTTGAATCTGAAAACAGACAGGATATATCCGGTCGCGCAGACGAAATCTATGCGCTGAATCTTCGACACATTGATGCTTACATCGTCTCTCAGGCGGTTACCTGGGCTTATAACCGCGACAGAAAAGAGATGTCTGAAATCGCCGACTGCCTCAAAACAGATAATGCTTATATCGGCGTGCCTTATGTCGGCCAACTATTAGCTGGGCTCGTCAAAGACTACTTGGCGGATAGCGCCTTTCAACAAGCTGAGAAGGAGGTTGCCGATGAAAGAAATGATGGGTGAAACGGATTGGAATGAAGAACAGCGGCGCGACCTTGAAGAACGGGAATATTATACATTTGAGTGTTTGCGTAAAGTCTATGCAGCGATCAAGCACTCCGGGGTGACTGAGGAATTTAAACATTTATGTTTTGAGTGCGGGATCAATTACGAGGAGATCGTGAAATGACGCTGATTATTCGCAAGCCACCGGAAGGGGAATTTCAACTTGCTCCGCAGGGAACGCATATAGCCCGGTGTTACATGGTGGTAGATCTGGGGTCTCAAAATACCCCGTTTGGGGCGAAGCACAAAATTCGCGTGGGGTGGGAATTTCCCAATGAGCTTATGGAAGATGGTCGTCCCTTCATGATCGCAAAGGAATATACCGCCTCGCTGCATCCAGACTCGAACTTGGCTCAGGACTTGGTGTCCTGGCGGGGGCGGGCTTTTACCGAGGAGGAACTGGGGGGTTTCGATATTTTTAAAATTCTTGGCGCGCCCTGCATGTTGACGGTGATTCACACAATTTCAAAAACCGGCAAACAATATGCAAACGTCAAAACCGTCGCCTCCCTTCCTAAAGGGACTGTGAAACCGGAACCCGTGAACGATCTTATTTCTTTCTCTCTCGACGCGCCGGATGAGGATCAATTCAGCAAACTGCCGGAGTGGCTATCCAAGAAAATCAACCGATCAACAAACAAGCAAGAGTCTTCTCCTGATTTTCCTGATTTTGACGATGACATTGGATTCTGATGTTAAAGATGGAAAAGAAAATAGCTTTTGAGTCGGGGCATTGGTATGCCCGAGACGGCTCTCCGGTGTACACAATCCGTGTTGGGGATAAGCCGGAGCGCCCGACTACGCTACGCGATGCCCGCCGTTTGGGGTTGTTCCCCAGCGTGACGATGATTACGTCCATCGTTTCCAAGCCGGGCTTAGAAAAATGGAAACTGCGGCAGGCGATTTTGGCGGCCTTGACGCTTCCTATGGATCCGGACGAAACATTGGATGATTTCGCGGTTCGAGTTACGCGGGACGCCAAAGAACAGTCGAGGAAAAGAGCCGAGGAAGGGTCTGCAATTCATGGCTCGATAGATCGCGCTTTGCAACACAAGAATTTTAACCCTGCCCATGAAAAATTTGTTACCGCCGTATTGGAAGAACTGAACAAATTAGGCGATAGGTGGCATAGCGAAAGATCGTTCGCCTCGCCCTTGGGTTACGGGGGGAAGGTGGATTTGCACAATGACTCGATGGTGATTGACTTCAAAACCAAGGAATTTTCCGAAACCAGCGATAACTTAACGTGGCCGGAACAATGCATGCAATTGGCCGCTTATCGTGCGGGGCTTGGAATGCCAAGCTCCAGGGGAATAAATATATTTATTTCAGTCAATAATCCCGGCTTGACCCGTGTTCATGAATGGGATCAATCACATCTCGACACTGGATTTGAAAAGTTCCGATTACTACTTGCTTACTGGCAACTGGATAAAAAATATCTGGAGAAAATATGAGCCCCAATGCCGTCAAAATCGTGGTCCGCGCGCGCGGGCACAAACTATGCGCGCGCATCATGTGGCTAAGACTCGCGCGGTATAAGCGCCTGCGCTTGGGGCAACTAGCATCGGGCAAGATCAGGTTAGCCTAAAACTTGACTCGACTAGGCCTAAGTGCCATAGTTACAGCATTCAGCACCCCTACTTGAGCCATGAACACGCTACGAAACCAATTTGTTGACAACGAGACCTGGGTTGGTCTTGCAAGGCGTTTTTACATCAGATTGCCTAACTGGAGGACGGAGCCCACGAATGAAAATATGAGGCGTTGGCTGAGACGTTTCCGGATAACAGAAACACAATATCTGGAAGCGACGGGGTATAAAAGTTTGGAAGATTTTCGCACATACAACCCCGACTGGCCGCTAAGAGCTTGGCTTGGTCTATTGCTGGAATATGTCGCCGAACGAGATGAAGCAAAAGGTGTATTGCGCGCTTATAACCGATCGTAGGAGACCTCAATGGACGAAGACACAAAGCTGTTAATCAAATCCTATACCGCATTTTGGATTGCGGTGCTATTGTTTCTAGTGGGATTTTCGTACATCAAGGACGCCTGCGCCGCCACACCTTTCATCGAAATCGGGCAATCGAAATACGAAAAGCCTCCATGCGGTTTGTGGCATCAGGAATGCGCGGGCTACGGAGTGGATTGGAACATGAAGCCCTCGATGTTCAGAATCGGATTGGATCATGGGGGTTGGAGGCTTTCGTATGCCGATCTGGGCGTTTACTCGCTCGCTGGCTACGCTTCGGATAATGAAGATTGTATCCTCGCCGGAGGTGGGCAAAGCTGCCAGGGCGATGTTGATTTTTATCATACCACTGGCTCCATGCGCGCCTTCCTGGTCTCGCGCGTATTCGGCCGGCATGCCTTCGTGGAGATCGGCGCAGGTGGCTTCAGACAGTCTTTTTCCCTGTGGAAAGATGAGTATTTTTATAATGGAAGTACGTTCAATGGAAACACGTTCAATGAAACATTACATGGATTTGGGTGGATGGCGGGGACGGGTGTGCGCGGAAAGAATTTCTCGCTTGGATGGTACGCATATATTACCGATGTCGGCGGTCGTTTTAATAACCATAGCTTTATGGCAGGGGTAGGGCAAACGAATGTGATCGTGCTGGGATGGAGATTTTGATGGAGCTCCTCACAAAATATAAATTGACCGATCAGACAATGTGCACCCACTGCGGTTTTCAGTGGCACTTGGGCGAGATACATGAGATAGATACCCCCGGCAACGTGCTCTGTTCCGCCGACGTGTTCCATTTTTACGACTCGCCTGAGTTAGCAGTTCTTCTGAACCCCGCACACGCGCATATTCAGAGCCCACGCCTGTTCGCGGTCGAGTGCGACCAGGTTGCGCACGACGGTCTTAAGGGCGGGGCCAAGCGGATGCGGCTGACTAAGGAATTACCACTGCCCGTGTTCACGACCAAGCAACGAGTGGCGTTTGCGATCTACTGCGCGCTCGCTGTTTATGACGAGCCGAAATTTCACGTATGGGCGGCGAACTGGCTTGCCGGTAAAGATCGGGGGGCGCAGGCGGCGTGGGCGGCGGCGCGGGCGGCGGAGACGGCGGCGGCGCGGGCGGCGGCGCGGGCGGCGGAGACGGCGGGCCTGAAAATTGATCTGCAACAATTCGCTCTTCGGGCGCTGGTATATGAAAATCCAACATGATGATAGGTACGGCATGCGCGATGCGCTGATTCACGCAGTTATAGGCGCTGCTTTTGGGATGGCGGCGGTATACGTCACGGTCATGGAGCGCGATCGTGAGATCAATTTTCTGCGAGGCGAGTATTTCGCAGCTCATGGTCTGATAAAACAGGCTGCCGATACCGCCGAGAAATCGGTTGATCTGGCGATCAGTCTCGCCGCCGAACTTACGGACGCCAAGCGCGAGCAGACAATTGATCGACTGACCCGATATGTCGCTGGCGTAAATCCTCGTGTCCCGGCGTCGCGCATCGCCCGCGCCCTGGTGGTCTCCGCCGAAACTC